GTTTTAAAAGAGAAATATAATTGGAAACCTAGCGAATACACCGATAATGGTGAACCTAAGATTGATGAAACTGTCCTATCTGAACTGCCATTTTCTGAAGCCAAACTATTATCTGAGTATTATTTAATACAAAAGAGATTAGGAATGTTAGGTGAAGGTAAACAGGCTTGGCTAAAGCTCGTCCGTAAAGGTCGCATACATGGTGATGTCCTGACCAATGGCGCAGTAACAGGTAGGTGTACCCATAGAAACCCTAATATAGCCCAAGTTCCAGCTGTTAAGAAAACTAAGGCTGGTGTTCTACATGGTTATGAAGGTGGCTATGGTTACGAATGTCGTCAGTTATTCACAGTCGATAAAGGTTATAAGCTAGTCGGGGTAGATGCCTCAGGGCTAGAGCTTCGTTGCCTAGCTCACTACATGGCTCACTGGGACAAAGGCGAGTATGCCAGGGTTATCCTAGAAGGTGATATTCATACTGTTAATCAGAACGCTGCTGGGTTGCCCACAAGAGACAATGCCAAGACATTTATCTATGGTTGGCTGTATGGTGCTGGAGCTGAAAAGATTGGGCAGATTGTTGGTAAAGGGCGAGAAGTTGGCCAGAAACTAATTGATCAGTTCTTAACTAGAATTCCCGCTGTTAAGAAACTAAAAGCAGCTGTGGCTACGGCGAGTGGTAAGGGCTGGCTCAAAGGTTTAGATGGCAGACAACTTAGTGTACGCCACAAACATGCCGCTTTGAATACCCTTCTACAGTCGGCTGGTGCCTTAGCTATGAAGAAAGCTCTTATTATTGCAGACGCTGAGTTACAAGAAAAAGGCTTTAAGCCATTAGGTCGATACCACTATACTCCTTCTGAGGGAGAGATGTGTTACGAGTGGGTAGGTAACATCCATGACGAAGCTCAATGCCAAGCAAGTGAAGCTATAGCTGAGGAAGTAGGACAGACCTTTGCCGCAGCTATTACAAAGGCTGGAGAAGCTTTTGACTTTAAGTGTCGCCTCGATGGTGAATATAAGATTGGCAATAACTGGGCTGAGACTCACTAGGATATACATGACAGATAAAATAGAAAAACGTGTCATCTATGACATGCTGAGAACTGCTGAGCGTAGAGCTAATAGATTAGCATTGCCCTTTAACATTACTGCTCAGGATATAACCATTCCAAAGACATGCCCTGTATTAGGGCTAAATCTCTATAAAGGCTCAAAGGTGTCAGGTGATAACTCGCCAACCTTAGACCGAATATTACCTACTTTAGGGTATGTCCGAGGGAATGTGATGGTTATATCAGGCCGCGCAAACCGTATCAAATCAGATGCTAACTGGTGGGAACTGCAAACAGTTGCCAACTTTTATAACAAATACATCCGAGGAACATTTCAGTTAGGAAATAATAATGGTAAGAAAAGTAGATAAAGTCCCTGTGATAGCCTTAATTGATGGTGACATTGTGGCCTACAAAGCCGCCACAGTTTCTCAAAAGTCTATCCGTTGGGAAGATGGTTTATGGACTGTCCATGCCGATGAGAATGTAGCTTTAGATATTGCTACTGAGAAGATTGAGAGTATTAGAAAAGAACTTAAAGCAGATGAAATCTTTCTTTGCTTCTCGGATAAAGAAAACTTTAGAAAAAAAATCTTGCCTACTTATAAGGCCAATAGGATTGATAAGGGTAAACCTATTAACCTCTTAGCAGTTCGAGAGTTGCTAGAGAAGACCTATAAATCCTACACGTTAGAGCGATTAGAAGCTGATGATGTCCTAGGTATAATGGCAACATCTCCTAAGTTAATCGGGGATAAGATTGTTGTCTCGTTAGATAAAGACCTAAGACAAATACCCACCAAAGTCTACAACCCTGATACTAAGAAAATGCTGGATGTAACCCTTGATTTATCTAAGCGTTGGCATTTTATGCAGATGCTGATGGGGGATGCCTCAGATGGTTACACAGGGTGTCCTAAAGTTGGAGCTGTAGGTGCTGAAAAAATTTTAGAAGAGGGAGTTACTTGGGAGAATGTTCTCAAGGCCTTCACTAAAGCTGGGCTTGGAGAGGAAGACGCATTGGTGCAAGCCAGAGTGTCATACATCCTCAAGTACCCTGATTATATTAAAGGTAAAATTAAACTATGGAAGCCAGAGGATAAGTAATGACTAAAGACGAATATATTAAGTACCACACGGAATGCTGCCGAAAGATGGTGGAGATTACTATTAGTAAGAACCACGACTATACAGGCGACAGTGATGATCCTTTTGCTAATTTTAGATTAGTAGAGGCTGTAGGTGTTACTACACCAGAGGTAGGCTTCTTAACACGTATGTTAGATAAGTTTGCTCGCATTAACTCCTTTGTGCGTAAGGGCATTTTAAAGGTAAAAGATGAAAAGATCGAAGACACCCTGCTTGATTTGGCTAACTACTGCATTTTATTTGCAGCTTTCATCAAGAGTAAAAAGGATAGTGGGCGTTCAATTGATTGTGAAGAAGGTGGAAACCCTACACCCCCAAGTTGGGTGCATCAACTCCAGCCGCCTTTCTCGGTGTTGTAATGACAATTGTAGCATGGGACGGTAAGACCCTAGCTGCTGACAGGCAACTAACATCAGGCAATACCATTAGCTCATGTAAGAAATTATTTAGATTAGACTCAGGAGAAATCGTAGGGATGGCTGGGGAGTGGGGGCTTTGTCTCCAGATGCTTCACTGGCTTTCTACTACGAGGTCTCCTGAGACCTTTCCTGAGTTTCAAAAGGAAACGGAAGCTTTCGTCCAAGTTTTAGTAATTACCCCTAAAAAGGAAATCTTTGATTTTGGTCGAAGTCCATACCCAACAAAGCTAGAGGATAAATTTGCAGCTATTGGTTCAGGTGCGCCCTACGCCTTAGCTCTGATGTCTAAAAGTTTTACTGCAAAACAAGCCGTAACAGTTGCTTGTCGCTTCGACCCAAATTGTGGCCAAGGAATTGATACGATACAATTAAAATAAAGGATTAGCATGTCAGACCAAGTTAAATACAAAGAAGAAAACTATGGCTTAGATTTAGATCAAGAAGGAAGTTTTGTTACAGGTTCAACTCGGTTTGACCATTCTTCAGGCTATGAGCAGGATATCTTTTTTGTCCATAAATCTAAAGTCAAGTTTTACATGGCGATAGGTGAGGATGAGTTAGATCTTAACAGGGATTGGGCATTTGAATATGCTAGATTATTTCCTGCTACACGCCGTAAAAAGAAAGTTGATGTTAATTGTCCCCCACCTAAGGAACAGCCTAAATAAAATATGAATCATATTAAATACTTAGAAAATATAATCAACGAACTCAAAATAGCTTTCCGTGATAAACTCCCAACAGACCCTCTTTACACCCTTAGGGATGTAGATGTCTGCGTGGGACAACAGAAAGTTATTAGATATCTTGAGAATAAACTTGATGGGCTAACGCCCGATAACTTAAATAACGAACAGGAATAATAACATGTGCATGCCTTCTTCTCCTAAGGCTCCAGTTATTCCACAGCCAGAGCCTATTGTACCTAAAGAAGCTCCTGTGCTTACAAGTTCTAAGAAGGGTGCCGATAACTCGGCATCCGACTCTAAAGGACGTGGCTTAAACCGCTTCCAAATTGACTTGAGTGGCGGTAACAGTGGATTAAATATACCATAGGAAATTAAATGACAGACCAAACTGTAAAGGCTGTCTACGATGAATTGTCAACTTTAAGGGAACCTTACTTAAATCGAGCTTATGCTTGTGCTAAGCTAACTATCCCTGCGCTACTCCCTAAAAAAGGTAGTAACTCTTCGACAACATTTGAAACACCCTATCAAAGCTTCGGTGCTAAAGCTGTAAATAACTTAGCATCAAAATTCTTATTAAGCCTTTTTCCTTCTAATAAACCTTTCTTTAGATTTTCTCCCAGTGAGCAGGAAATCCAACTAGCCGTTAAAGAAGGTAAGGAACAAGGCGTAGACACTAGTAAGCTTCGCACACAACTAGAAGCAAAACTAAAAGAACAAGAAAACATTGTTCTATCAGAGCTAGAAAACACTCCATATCGTGCGCCTTTATTTGAAGGCTTTAAGCACTTAATTGTAACAGGCAACATCCTATTATTCCGTGAAAAGAACGGTAAGGTTAGAGCATATCCTCTAAACCACTATGTTGTCCGCCGTGACCCGATTGGGAACGTGCTAGAGATTATCATTCATGAAGTAATCTCCAATAAAAACCTCCCCGAAGCAATAAAGCGAAACCTAAGTGACCAAGCAGCTAAAGAAGCTAACTCGGAAATTTACACCAGAATTATTAATACTGGAAAAGAATGGTCTATCTATCAAGAAATTGATGGTAAGAAAATTAGTGAAACAGAAGGCAGTTACCCTCTCGAAGCCTTACCCTATTTACCTCTAAGGTTTATCAGAGTAGATGGCGAAAGCTATGGCCGATCACATGTTGAAGAATACTTTGGCGACCTTAATGCCCTAGAAGGCTTAAGACAAGCTATTGTTGAATATGCTGCTATCGCTGCTAAGACTATCTTTTTATTAGATCCTAATGGATCTACAAAAGCTAAGCAGATTTCAAAAGCTGAGAATGGTGATTTTGTCGTAGGCAAAGCTCAAGATGTTTCAGTCTTACGAGTAGAAAAACAAGCTGATATGTCGGTAGCCGAAAGAACAGCTGCTGGCATTGAGATGGAATTAGCTAAGGCTTTCCTATTGAACAGCTCTGTCCAGCGTAATGCTGAGAGAGTTACAGCGGAAGAAATTCGTCTCATGGCGAGAGAGCTAGAGGACACTCTAGGTGGTATCTATTCAATCCTTACTCAAGAGCTACAACTCCCTTGGATTAAGATAACTATGTTCCGTCTTCAACGAGATGGGAAGATGGCTAAATTACCTGACTCAGTAAAACCTCGCATCTTAACTGGTCTAGAAGCCCTAGGGCGTACTGACGAACGTGATCGTATGATGTTATTCCTACAAGATCTTTCCTTACTAGGACAATCTGCAATGGCCAGATTGAACGTAGGCAATGTAGTTAACCGCTTAGGTACTCAACATCAAATCAATACTGATGGCCTCTTAATAGACGAAGACGAATTCCAAAGACAACAACAACAAGCCCAGATGATGGCAATGGTACAACGTGCTGCGCCTAATGTCGTTAACGGCTTAATGCAACAACAAGGACAACCAGCCAATGGCTAATAAAAATAAAAGTAAACTACCCTTAGTTCCTGAAGTAACTCCTGAAGTTCCTACTGAACCAGTAACAGAAGCTCAAACCCCAGCAGAGACTACCCCTGAAACAGCTCCTGAAGTAACTCCTGAAGTTCCTGTTAAAAAGGTTAAAGCAGAAAAATTAGAAGTTGAAGATGACGAGCATGCTGAGCGTAGAGCTGAGTTGGCTAAAATCGGTAAGAAATTAAAAGTGCTAGAAGATGGCACAATGTTAGAATACTAATCATAGGATATTGAATGACCGAAACAGCTACAATTAACTTCTCAGAGCAAGCTTCTGAGGGTACTCAAGGCACTACTACAGAAACTACAGCTGCCTCAGAACGTCCTTCGTGGCTCCCTGAGAACTTTAAGACAACTGAGGAATTCGTTGAATCAGCTAAGCAGACTAAAAGTGCGCTTACTCAAGCCCAACAAGAGCTAGCTGAATTTAAGAAGTCTCCCTCGGATACCCCTAAGGAAACTGAAGCCACCACTACGGAAGCAGCTAAAGATGCTGTCACTAAAGCTGGTATTGATTTTGATAGTTTGTCAAATGAGTATATCGAAAAAGGTGAGCTGTCGGCTGAAACTCTAAAAATGTTAGAGGATAAAGGCTTCAGTAAAAATATCGTAGATACCTATATTAATGGCGTTAAAGCCTCTGCCAATCAATACGAAGCCTCAATGGGCGAAGTCGTAGGCGGTGTAGAAAACGTAGAAAAGGTATTAACTTGGGCTAGAGATAATCTAACTCAAGAAGAAATTACTGCATATAATGCGGCGGTCACAAAAGATCCGACCACAGCTAAGATGCAGTTAGCAGGAATTTACTCCCGCTTTGTAAAGGACAATGGCAAAGATCCAAACCTCCTTACTACAGAGGGTGTAGGTAACAGTAGTGTCTATAAATCGCCTCACGATTACGTGAAGGCTATGCAAGACCCACGCTACTTCAAAGGTGACCCAGATTACATCAAAGAAGTGACTGAGAAAGCTCAGCGCTCACATGTAGCTGGCACTATTTAACAACAACAATTAGTTCAATTCCTCATGAAATCCATGAGACGCTAGACCCCTATACGTAGGGATTATCCTGATGAGCAAGTGAGTTGCGTGAGAAAAAGAGAACAATAAACAATTTGTAACTCATAGAGGAATTAGAAATGCCTGTAATTAGAACTGGTGCCGATAACGGCGGTGCCGATAAAAAAGCTTTATTCTTAAAGCAATATGCTGGTGAAGTAATGGCCAGCTACAATGCCAAAAACTTAATGGAACAATACCACAAAGTTAAAAACGTAGATGCTGGTAAAGAATTCCAGTTTCCCGTGATTGGCCGAGCAAGTGCAGCTTACTGGACTGTAGGTACTGAACTTACTGGTCAGAACATTGCACAATCTGAAAGAGTAATCACTCTTGATGACTTGTTATACCATGACATCTTCATCCCTGAAATTGATGAATTGATGGATCATGTTAGCAAGCGTCAAGAATACACTCGCCAACAAGGTGAAGCCTTAGCAAATACCTTCGACAAGAACGTATTGCGCCAATCAATCCTTGCAGCTCGTGCTGGTGCAACAATCACTGGTCAAGAAGGCGGCACATCTGTTGTCTCGGCTACTGCTGCAACATCAGCTACTGCCTTAAGTGCTGCATTGCATACTATCGCTCAAACTTTTGATGAGAAGTATGTAGCAGCTGAAGGCCGTAGAGCTTTCTTGAAACCTGCTCAGTACTACTTGTTAGTACAGAACTTACCTGACTTGGTTAACCGTAACTACGGTAACATGGGTAGCACAGCTTCGGCTATGTTGCCTCGTATCGCTGATATGGAGATCATCAAGTCGGTTAACTTGCCTACTACCGATCAGTCTGCTGATAGCACTGTTCACACTAAGTATCGTGCTAACTATAGCACTAACGTGTGCGCTGTTCTTACTCCTGAAGCCATCGGTACAGTACGCCGCATGGGTATTACTTCAGAGATGGACTACAAGACCGAATTCCAAGCCACTCACGTTGTATCTAAGATGCTCGTGGGTCACGGTATTCTACGTCCTGAAGGTGCAGCTGAAGTTAAGACTGCTTAACAAACTTAGAGGGGAGGCTTCGGCTTCCCCTCTTTTTTCATTCCTAGGATATCAATATGCCACTACAAAGATTAACCAAACTAGAAGCTGTCAATACACTCCTAGATGCAATCGGGGAAGCCCCTATTAGCTCCCTAAATAACACTGGGTTGATTGACGCTGTAAAAGCTGAGACCCAATTAGATGATACATCTCGTGAGGTTCAACTCATGGGGTGGCATTTTAATACCCTAGATAATTATTCATTAGCTCCTGACATTAACGGATATATTTACATCCCAACTAATGCTTATAAAGTAGACCCATGCTCTGTGAGTGTAGACTACGTACAAGTAGGAGACCGCCTGTATAACAGGTTAGATAATACATTTGTTATCGGTAAGACAGTTATAGCCAACCTAGGTGTCCTTCGTGAATTCGAAGAACTTCCTGAGGCCGCTAAGAATTTCATTAAGATTAAATCTGCCAGACGCTTCCAAGAGAAAATGATTGGCTCATCTGAGTTATCTCGTTTTGATCGAGAAGATGAACAACGAGCGTGGATTGAGCTTTTAGATGCTGAGTTACAAGCAGCAGACAATAACATGCTGCGTGACAGTCATACAACCAGTTCGGTAGTTAATCGACAACTAATTTAAGGAGTAGCTATGCCTCTAATCACAGGTGCTATCCCAAACCTATACAATGGGGTTTCTCAACAACCCCCTCAACAACGTAGAACAAGCCAGCTAGAGAGCCAAATAAACACAGTAGCTTCTTTGTCTGAAGGTGTAGTCCCTAGACCATGTATGAAACATGTAGCTAAACTCAGTAATTCTAGTCTCGGCAACGTATTCCAACATACGATTAATAGAGACCTCAACGAGCGTTATATTGTTATTGTCAAGAATGGCGACATTGATGTCTATGATTTCAACGGGAACCCACAGACAGTTAACTACCCTGATGGCACATCTTATTTGACAAGCTCAAATCCTCAAGAAGACTTCTGGGCAGTGACGGTTAAAGATTATACTTTTATTATCAATAAGACAATCACTGTAGCTATGAACACAAGAGCTGCTGGGACACTCACAGATACAAAACAGAAATTCTCTGAGTTACCCGCATCACCTACTACTGGTAATATCTATAAGATTGAAGGTACAAACGATACAGGCTTTGATTCATTCTACGTTAAGTTTAACGGTAAGACTTATGAAGAAGTCGAGGATCCATTATTAACCCAAGTAGCATTTAACCCATTAACTATGCCATTTGAGCTAGTTAGAGTAAGTGCTGGTGTGTTTGAATTTCGTAAGATTACTTGGGCTAATAGATTATCAGGGGATACATTAACTAATCCCCTGCCCCCCTTTGTTGGCAATCAGATCAGAGACATGTTTATTCACAAGAATAGATTAGGATTTCTCTCAGCTGGTCACTACATCATGTCCGAGGAAGGTGCTGATAATTTCTTTAATTACTTCAGAACTACAGTAACCTCGCTATTAGATAGTGATCCAATAGCTGTGTATGCCAACGATAATAAAGTATCAGAATTAGAATTTGCTGTACCCTTTAATGACAGTGTTCTGTTATTCTCTGAGCAAGCACAGTTTTCTTTATCATCTAAAGATATCCTAACACCTAAGACTGTTCAGGTAACACCTACAACAGCCTATGAAATCTCTACCAAAGTTCGCCCAGTAGTTGCTGGGAAAAACATTTACTTCGTAGTAAACCGTGAGGGTTTCTCAGGTGTAAGAGAGTACTTTGTAGACGTTAATTCTACTGGGAATGATGCAGCCGATGTTACT